TATCCGTTTATTTAGATTGATTGTATAATTTATATAAATCTGCTTGATTAAGCTTTCTAAAAGCATCCTTAGGCTCATAAAAAGGAATAAATTTCCATTCGCTGTATTCAACCATTCTAAATCTATCGACTTTTTCGATTAAATATTTTCTGTAACCAAAATTATAATTTGCTCCATTTTCCCTATTAAAAACTTTTAAAAGAGATTGTCCTCCCCCTGATTTAATAAGAGAGATAAATCTTTTATTAAAAGCTTCTTTGTTATTTTCTGTAAGATTCTCTACATTTTTGAAAAAATCATAGAATGTATCGTAAAATGACCCTAGGAAAGATAATCTTGCATCTGGGGGAAGGGTATTTAAATTTATCCCTGTAAAACTTCCTCTATCGATATTCATGCAAAATACAAGAGGAACTAAATCTGTATATTTTACTTGACCAGATTTTAACTGAACAATAGCATCTGGTCCTCTGTAGATAAAGGTATAAATAAATCCCGGAACTGGATAGCCTCCATTTCGTGTAGCAATAACAGATTCCTGGTCGGTGGAATCTATTTCTATTAATTTTTTCTCGCCTTTAAGATTCATAATAATATATTTTTCGAACAAGGTAAAATAAGCTTGTTCGTCAATATTATTAACATTTTTTAAGACCTTATTTTCGTCCCGCGGATGAAGCATAGATTAAATCTTCCTTTTTAATATCAAATCTACCCCCTATAATTCCAAAATGCAATAGTTCAGCCTCGGTAAAAATGTAAAATTTAGTTCCATTTTTATTTGCCCATTCTTCGATAGCTTTGAATTTTTCTTCATTTACGAGATATTCTCTCACCAATCTATTATATCTTTTTATCTGAGCCAAAGGAGCATTTCTATCTGGGGGAACAGGTTTATGCAATTTCCCGCCTGGCTTAATTTCTACAAACCATTTCTCAATAGATCCATCTGCTTTTTTTACCTGGATCCAAAAGTCTGTTGTATAAAATTTAGTGACCCAGTTTTTAGGATTATTTGGATCAATTCCCAATTCTTTACATTTAGCTAATTTCGAAACTTTATCATAATATGGTATTCTTACAGGTTCAGATCCCCATCTAACAATAGAAGGAGAAAAATCACACCATTTACAAAAAGAAAATTCCCAGGAACTACGAAAAATAATAAGATCCGGGTTTCCTACATATTTGTCCCTATTAGTTATTTTATAGTAACCTTGATAGCTTTCCCCTTTTTTTAAAGAACCATCTTCATTAAAATTGTTTCTTTTTGGAGTGTGCCAGCGTTTATATGATTCATTAAAAGCCATTATCTTTACATTTTTTACCGTGACACCTATTATAAATATTTAAAGGTATTTCCTTTTGACAGAATTCGCATTTTATTAAAGTCTTTTTTCTATTTTCATAGAATTTCTTTTTCCTTTTTTCTGCTTCCTCCGCCCCATATTTTGCAGCCCAAATTTCAAAAGGGGATTTTCCACTCATCGGATTTTTTTCTCCAATATACATCCCTTTTTTTGATTTGCTCATTTTTTGTTTTGCCTCTTCCGTATGGTGACCATTTTTATTCCACGGGGTTTTACCTTTTTTAGATTTGCTCATTTTTTGCCTTGTCTCATCGGAAACAATTCTATTTTTCATTGCAAAAATAATATTAGGATGTTTTTTATTTTTTCGGCTTATTTTTTCTATAGTTTCCCTAGACATACACCCCCTAACATTATGTCCACCTAAGGGACTAATATTATATCCATTAGGATAAAGAGTATTATATTTTTGAATATAACGGGATTGAGCCTCAAAAGCTTTAATTTTCTCTGGAAAAAATTCTAATATTTCTCTTTTAAAATTTTTTCTTCCATGTTTTTTTATGGATAATTTTAAATAATCCCCACTTCCCAAATAATTATCATCAATTACTAGAGATGAATGATCTCCAATATATTGTTTCCCCGTTATTAAATTTGTAGTAATATAAACAAAATGGTACATTAGAATTTGACATATTATAAACTATATATCTTATTCTGGCTAACACTTACTTTCTTTGATTTGGGCATATTACCGTAAAGCTTTCTCCACCCCTTTGCAAATCCATTTTTAATGATTTGTGTAACATAGGCGAAAGCATTAGCACTTTTATCAGGATTATATCCTCTCCAATACATGTAACAATCCATGACAGCAAAAGAGATACAATCCTCTTTATCCTCTGGATAAACATATTTAAATTTAGTGCTGAACTTATTAGCCATTAAGATAAACATATCTAAGGCCTCTTTTGTTAATTCATCTTTTTCCTTGGATTTGATTAATTCCTCTCTCAAATCTTTATTCTTCACATGTTGAGGCATAATAAAAATAGTTTTAGATAGTATTTATACCAAAAAAGGCACAACAAGTTTTGTTGCACCTTTGTATAATTTCTTGAGTTAAATTACTTTTTTCCGAGATCGACAATAGAGCTCTTAAGGTCCTGAATATCTTCTCCTTGCTGTACGATTTTAACTTCCTGAATCTTAAGGGCAGAATCAATTTCTGGAATTTTTTGATCCAAATAATTGGATAATTCCTTGTATTGAACTTTAACATTTTCTACCTCTTGTTTAATATAAGGTTTGGTTTTAAAAGCGTCAACAGCAATGTAAGCCATTATTAAAACTATAATAGCTATAATAATGATTGACTGGGGGGAGGTCCATCTTGCTTTTTTTTCCATTTCCATCTTTTATTTTTTAATTATTCCTGTAGTGTCTGTTAATCTTCGTATTTGAATTGACGGCTCTCCAGGATTTTTTATTTTTTCACTTGTGGGGGCAGTATCGTCGATATTTTGCTGATAAACCTTAGATAGTTTTTCGAAGGATTCATTTAAGAGAAGAAGTTTATCTATTATATCCTGAGTATTGCTATTTCCCGAATTAAGAATTATATCTAATTTCCTATTAGTATTCTCATTTAATTCTTGAACTAAATCATGTAAATCATGAATATATTTAAGGATCTCTTCATTGTAAGCCATCTGATCTTCCTTAAATTTCTCAAAATTATCAATCAGTGCATAAGTAGCTTCTATACCAACTTTCATCTGGTCAAGTTCCTTAATGCTAGCATCCTCGACATTTTTAGAAATTAAAAAATAGGATACAGTTAGAAACATTACAAAAACTAGAATGTATTTTAAAGGAGTTGGAGTTTTTTCCCAAAACCTATTAAGATTAAATTTGTCCAGAGATAAATTAATCATTTTTAGAATTATTTTTCTATGTTAAACCGATAAGGTTCTTATTTGTCCTTTGGGAAGAGTTTCCAAAATTGGTGAATCACTTTCAATTCCTCTGATAATTCTGACAGGATCCGCGTCACCAATTCCTGATGTATAATCTCCAGCATGTATCATAATATTGGCAGTGGCTTCCCCTGTGGTTGTATTAATTTCGACACCTTCAACATAATCTCCTGGGTTAGCAAAGTCCTGAGGATTTTCTAGAACTTTTACTTGATCCATTGGCATTACATTCATTACGCCTTCAATTAACACATTTACAGTATTTCCGGTTTTTAACATATCTGAATACCTGACATAGCATCCGTTAGTTTTAATAGGAACGGATCCATAAAATATTCCGCAACGTACAAATTGCTCGAAAAGAAGCTTTTGAGTTTTTTCATCAAATTTCATAGGTGGCTTCATTGGAGAATTTTGAGCCAATCCTCTAATAACTTTTACTTCTTTGTCACTAGCCATCTTCGTAGAACCCTGGATTTGAACTATCCATTGTCCATCTGAAGTCTGCCCGATAAGATAACCTCTCTCTTTTCCGAGAAGAACTTTATCCCCTATTTGAGCTTCATTAAGAGTTTTATCTTTTGCCATATTATGCTTTCTTTTTCTTTAGAAATACTTTACGTTTTTTTGGAGTTTCGGTTTTAGAATCGGTAGCTTCTTCCTGTTTTTCTTCTTCCTCTTCCCCTTCTTTCTTTTCTTCTCCTTCTTCAGCTTCCTCTTCATCATCGGTATCAGCTTTATCTTCGATCTTTATTTCATCTTCTTCTCCGCCTTCAAGATCTTCAGGAGCTTCTTCTT